CGATAGGCATAAGCCTGATCTCGTATTGCAGGAGGAGCATTGTCAGATATACCTATAATCTTATTAACACATCGCATCGCTGTTTCTTCTGGGGTAAACCCTCTATTGTCTGTTGTTTGAACGCCTACTGAACCAACTGTAACTCCTATAGACTCTGTCAACATTATGTCCTAGCCTTTCTTATAGGTCCTGATACATATTCATCCGTTACTTCTTTAGCTTCGCCTAAGTTTTTAAGTCTTGCAAGAGCTTCCGCAAAACGTGAGTTATACATATTCATGACATCTTGTTCACCTTTCATATAAGTATAACACTCAATTAATCCTCCGTAAAGTAGAGCAAGTTCACCATTTTCACTAATCCAAGAAATAGTAGAGTCTAACCCTATGCTAGATAACGTGCCTGTTGCTCCGCTAGAGCTTCCTGTAATAGTTTCACCAACAGTAAAATCACCGCTAGGAATTTGCACAGTAAGCAAGGTAGAGGAGGGTACGGCACTGACATCACTTGTTTCTCCACTTGTACCTCCTGTTATAGTGTCACTCGTTGTAAACGTACCTGAAACAGAAGTCAAAGTAAGTTGGAACAAACTTTGTGTTAAACTCGTAGGGCGATAAAAATAACTCAGATTTACTGTGTATCCACTATCAGGAGTAGGAGCTATAAGAAAATGATCTACATCAAACTGTGCGTAATACTTAGGAGTTCCTGTAGTTGCCGAGTTAGGGTTGTATGATTGCACAAACTCCAACTCCTTAAACTGCAAATACTCAAAATTGCTACTGTTTGTAATTGTTAAAGAGTTAGAAGCTAAGAAATCAGAAGGGCAAGCTAAAAACTGATTGCTTGCACTCATATTACCCGAAGCGTTCTTTTCAAAAACGCTTAATTGTACTGCCTTCAATATACGCTCTTCTGCAAGCCTAATAAACAACGGCAAGTTAGACACAAAAGAAGTTTCATCGTTTTGCGTGTAATCTTTTAAAGCTGACTTTAATGTTGAATATGTAAAACTCATGACGTTGTTACCTCCACTTTCCCTATAGAGCTAATTGCTTGTGTTGATGTGTCAGTAAAAAGAGGAAAGGTGTTTTGTCCCACAGGTATTTCGACAGGTTCTTTCCTATCAGGGCGAGGATGCCATAACGCTTCTGGTTCAAACGGAACAGAACGAGGTGTAAGTTGTGGGTGTTTCGGTTCATAACACTCAGGACAAACTCTCAAACCTGTCCATTCTTTTCGCAAAGAATGATAGTCGTACTGTTGACCGCAACGGTCACAGAGGGCTAGAGCATATTGTCCTGTTGCAAATTTCATCTTATAAACGAATAATAATCTCTACTTGGGGTTAATGTTAAACTGGCTCGGTCACGATCTTCCGCAGCAGCTCTCTCAAATTCTTCCTCATATACAGCTTTCAATAGTTGTACTCGATTAGGTGCTTTTTTCAAACTGATATAGTACGCTAACCCTGCTGCTAAACAAGGATAAAATCTAAACGGCACATCTATTGTATTCTGTGGGTTATCAGCATCATCAATTCTTACAAGCCTGTCAAATACAAGAGTATATGTTGTTGCATCAGGAGTTCCCCACAGTTTTACAACAGGCGTGATTTGCCTATCTATATAGAACTGCGAAGGTCTTGATGTTGTTCTTTTGCTCGGGATATTAATAAAAGTGTCACGGCTAATTCTACTTATAGAAATATCTGATTGAGTTGAAGCACCTACGTTTTGTCTTATCACTGCTGACAAAATATCTATTGTGCTTCTTACGTTAGAAAAGTCTACCGCAGAAGTTACAGTTGTAGAAGCACCACTTGTTCCACCTGCAATAGTTTCTCCCGCAACAAATGTCCCTGAAGGTATAGTTATAGCAAAAACAGTAGCAGAAGTAGCACTTGTTATTGAAGCAGTAGCACCACTTGTTACACCTGTAATATTTTCACCCTCAATAAAAGAGTTAACAGTGCCTACAGTCATAGTTAAAATTCCTGCAGGATAATCAGCAATACCTGTAACTAAAGGTAAAGATACTTGCTCAATCGTCCAACGATTTAATCCTCGATTTGCCCAGTCTGCAAAAAGTAAATTTAAAGAACGTCTCGCTGTTTTTAAATCATACCCTGTAGATACAATTAAACCACAACGCTCAAACGCTTCTTCAACATACTCTGCTACATCTGGTTCAAAATCAACTGATCCTGAGACTGCCATAATTTATCCTTTAACTGTAAGGTCCTTTTATAACTTTACCGCCTTTTTTCATACCTTTAGGCTTCATCATTTTTCCACCCATGCTCATTCCTTTAGGCTTCATAGCCTTACCACCCATTTTCATACCTTTGGGCTTCATAGTCTTACCACCCATTTTCATACCTTTGGGCTTCATAGCCTTACCACCGTTCTTCATACCTTTGGGTTTCTTTTTCATTTTTGTATCCTTTTTCATAAGTTTAAAATCTCCACTGTCAATTTTATCGTTATTATTACGATCTAGTTTCTTTTGTTTTCCTACAAGTTTTTTAGCCATCGTTATCCTCCTGATTATAAAGATTATCAAAAACTCTATTCACGTCTAGTGTATAGTCTAAATCCGACTTTGAATAGTGTATATGTTGAGATGGTCTAAAATCAGGAGCACCTTCTCCTGTTGCAAACCATGCAGGGTGAGTTACTCTAACCCTGTTATTTGGCAATGCCACAATATTCCCTGTCCAAATACCTGCATCTAGTAACTGCAAAACGTGTGATTGTTTATGCTGTGCAGGGTCATCAGCTATTTCACTATCAGTGTAATCTACTGTAAACATATACTTTGCAGGGAAAAACTCGCCATTTATTTTTGCTAACCAAGGACAAGGCGTCGTTCTGTCCATAACATACACTGCATGATTATGTGAAGAACAATCCCAAGGCTGAGCATCGTATGTTTCCATAGGGTGTGACCATTCCTCTAAAGGAACATCGCCTAACAATCCAGTTATAGGCATCCTTGCCCACATAGCACCACCATGAACAGTATCTTCTGGCTCGCCTTCTGCTTCGTTCCCTGTAAATATAACTTGGAAACTTAAACACCTGTTGGGAATAGTCGTAACAGCGACAGCCATAGCGTGTAAAAACTCTCCATGATATTTCTCGTGGTTATGAGTGTATTCTTTTCGCACCCAACACTTAAAATAAGGAATGTTACTTTGCAGATAGCTCATGTTGTTTTCTTGCCTTTTAATAAGTCGGCATCTGCTTTCCTAGCTCCACCTTTTCCAGTTACGAAACTTTTAACTCTTCCCATTGCCCACGCATGAGAAGAAGTTTTCGGTCTGCTACCAGAAGAGTAATATGCACCAAGACCTCTTTTATAAACTGAATCTAATTTACCTTTAGAAAATTTACCTGCTCCAGGAATAGAAGAATATTTACCTTTTTTCTTGGGGGTTTTTGTTTCTGCCATTAACTTTTACTCCTTTGTTTGCTTATTTTATCCATCATAGTAGGAGTTAATTTGCCTTTTTTATAAAGACTAGCAGTTCTTTTTATTTCTGTTTCTCTTGCTTTAGGATTTTTTGCACCTTGCAAGTATACTTTAGGGACACCTTTTTTGGTTTTAGCAACTTTTTTAAATTTCCTTGTCACTATTTTCTCCTCGCATCCTTTAAATTAGCTTTTGTTGGAGCTCCTTTAGATCCTGGTTTTCTCATCTTTTCACCAGATCCTGCTTTTATCCGTTTTCTTTTAGCGTGAATGTTCTCCCATAAACCTCCGTTTTTCATGCCTCTTGGTTTCTTTTTCTTAGAAGTTTCAATTTGTTTTCTCATTTGACCACGAGTAATTGTCATGAAAATATCTTTTCTAAAACAGCAGCACCAACAATCAAAGCAGCTATACCCCACATACGCATATCTAATTTGTCTAGACCTTTTTCGATCTTTGCGTATCTACGGTTGCATTCTTCTTCATGTTTTTCTAATAAGGCTAACATTTCTTTTACTGTCATTTTACCACGCTTTGCACGACCAATATCGAGCACTAAATTTATCTTTAGCTGTATCGCAATTATGTCTTGCTCTGAAACTTTTTCTTCTAGCAGGTATATCTTTTTTAATAGACATATTCTGGTCGCCAAAACGGACGAGTTTTATCTCGCTGCCTTTTTTAGCTAAAACGGCTGACTTTTTTTTGGCACTCGGTGTTTTTTTAGGCTTGTTAAATCCTGCAAAACTTTCACCTCTGTAAACAACTCTACCTGAAGCTGTTCGTTTTACATCTTTAGTAGTAGCCATAACAACTCCTGCGTATTAAACCCCTATGCGTGAAAAATATTCATTAATGAAACAGTCGCAACGGTATACGCCACAGCCAATCCATCTTTAAACAACAGTCCTTCGTCAGGAATAGTGTTATCTACCGTAGCATGGTCTGTGCCAATAGTTTGAGCTTTAAAAACAATAGAACCGTTTTCTGGTGTTCCATTATAAAAATCAACCAACCCTGCTGTTCCTGCAGATACAATAGAAGTTCCTACAAGCCGAACTCTTCCACCTCCTCCTGCTGCTTTTGCACACAAACTTCCTGAGCCTACTGTGATATTTGCAGCATACTTAGCTGA